GAATTTATTATCATATTAAATTACCCATATCATCAGTTTTATCAATAAATAAATCTGTAGTGATTTCTGTACCTGCAAAACAAATTATGTTATATACCATATCTTCAAATAAATTAGGCAAACCTATTGCAGTAAGATCTGTAACTACATTTCCATTTTCATCCCATCTAATACCCCATACTTGATCAGGTATATATGGTGTATCTAAAACATCATCACTAGAAGGAAATGATTCATCAGGTCTTATTTCTTTAATTGTAGGAATTTCATTTTTTATAAATTCTGCTAATACATCTACTGCAGCAAAATCACTTGAAGCTAATATGTTAGGATTAGGCTTAACCCACACATTAGTTTCCACATCATCTCCATAAAATGTAACATGCCTATCTGCTGTAATATATCCAAATAATAATTGATGTAATTGCTCACATTCTATAGTAACCATATCTAAAGTTTTATTAGTAGATGTAACTATAAAATTAGGAAATACAACTTGACCATTTATTTTTTCATTATCTTCAAAAACACCTTCTACATAATTATAAACATAATTGATTCCAAATGGTTTTACATCTCCTAGTAGCTTGTCAAATTCTACTATATCACCAACCTCAATAGGCAAACCAGCTGATAGTGGTAATTTTACTGTCATAATTAAATGCTGATTTTTATGATAATCTAATAACCATTGACAAAATTTATCAGCAGTTAAATCATCTCTTATGTATTTACCCCTATCATCATCAACTACTAATGTAGATAAAGAATGATCAGGCTCTAAACCATAATAATCAAAATAATCTGCATTATTTTCTTGCTTTATTACAGATTTACCAAATTCATCATTAGCATAATCTATTTTATATTTTAATTCTACTTTTGTTTTTACATCTTCTATTTTAGTTCTTTTATAAGAAAAATCTATAATTTTAGATTCTTGTATTATATGATCAGAACTTGCATTACTAGATGGAATTGTATCAAACTTAAAACTACCTTGATTATTAAAATGTGGTATAAAAGGTGATGCTGATGCTATGCCTTCTATTAATTTTTTAGAATTAATTTTTTTACTAACAGTAAATGAATATTGCATATCAGAATATAGAGTAGGTATAGTAGATATGTAATCTGTTGTAGAACCTAATTCATTCTCTAATATATGCTCTATTATACTAGGTGCAGTTGGTGAATTAACTTCTGATGATAATCTTCCTCCTACATTAACATAAAATTTTGATTTAAATACATCTTGTATCATAATTTCAAATGTCATAGATAATTTATTTAAAATAATATCTAAATCAACTATCTGTGGATTGTCCACAACACCAAAAACTATTCTAAAATCATTAGGAATATTAGAAATTGATTCTATTAATTCATTATTAGCAAAACCATTAATAATACTAAATGTTTCAGAATCACTTGCTCCACTTATTGCTGGATTTGGATTAGTAAATGTATAACTACCTTTTAAACCTATGCGTGATGATCTTAAATCTATATCAAAATTTCTACCATTACCCATATTTGCATAAGTTGTTATAGTAGTGAATAAATGTCCATCACTACCACTTACATCACCAAAATATTTAGTTGCAACTATGCTTCCATCAGGATCAATTGTAATATATATTGGTTTTATAGGTAAATTAAAATCTCTAAATATATCTGTATTAACTATATTTGTAGGTATAGGATTTATAGTAAAAGATACTAAAATGCTTTGTCCATAATTATTTTGTGATTGAATCCAAAAAGTTTTACCTAATATATTTAATGCACCATTATTATTAATAAAATCATTTGTTCCTGATACTGTTATACTAGATGTTAAGCCTGCTCCTTCAACAAAACCATGACCTAGATAATCATAAATAACTGCATCTGTAGTATCTGCATTAACAGCAAGAGTTTGTATTTTTGGCTCAATTTTAACATGTGCATTATTATTAGCTAATGCTGTTATACCTGTAGCATCAGATAATTTAAGTATTATTTTATTATCTGTGTTATTATTTGTATATAATTCACCACTTGTATATACATTTTCTAAACCAAATATACTATAATCTTGTGTTTTTGCTAATTTATAATAGTAATCATCATATACATATAATCTTGCATCAGTTAAATTTACAGGAATACTATCTACCTGTATTGTTAAATTTTGCTCATTATAATAATCTTCACCTTCTGTTAAAGGGCTTATTAATACACAAGGGCTTCTATCTACATGACCATAAACCATAGGAATAGGTTTATCTTTATATTTATCAGGTATATCTGAACCTGATCCTAAATAATTTTCAGGCAAAGGCAAATCTTTATGTAAATATGCTTGTGATCTATCTTCTAATTCTATTTTTACTTTTTCATCTGTATGTGTATATCTTCTAACTGTTCCTGTATATACTTGAAATGTTCTATCTTGCTGACTAGAATTATTTGGATCAAAAGGGACAACATCAAAAGAATATATATCTACAGTTGATGGTGATGACCAAAATATTCTAACTTCTGTATTCATTAAAGAACCAAATTTTTCATCTATTTCATCTGATAATCTTGTTCCTTGATATTCTACATTACTGCAATCTAAAGTAACTGAACTTATTTTATATTTTCTTGTTTCTAAATCTATTGATTCTTTTAAAGATGGAACATTTAATAAAAGAGGTTTAAAATTTATATTAAGTCTTGGTAGTATATTGCCACTATTTGTTGATAAATGTATTTTATTTTGTTCATCTTGATTTCCTATGACAATTAATGGAACAATACTAGTATGATTACTTTGTATATCATTTTTAAAATTTGCAGGTATTCCTAGTGCCATTTATGATACTCCAAAATCATTACCTTTTCTAATAGCTTCTTTTATCTGCTCTGCTAATTCACCTTCTACATAATCTTGGCTCATAACATTACCTGATACATTTACTGTTACTGATCCACCTGATGGTGCATTTGGTGCTGGATCACCACCTAATGGTGTAATCTGCACTCTTTCCCTGCCTGATGGATTATCACCTACTCTAATTAATTGTTCACCACTTGTAATAAAATCACCACCTGTAGCAAATGATTGTATTTCACCTAGTTGCTGACTAATATTAACCACATTGGCTAAACCTGATGCTATAATAGCTGCACCTGTTGCAAATCCAAAAACACCACCTTGTGCAAATGCTTTATTAGCACCAGCATATGTATCTGCTATTGCTTGTGCTTGTGCTAATCTTGCTGATAATTGTGCAGAGCCTTTTGATGCAGTATTTAATTTACCTAATGCACCTAATGTTGCTCCAACTGCTTTCACTTCTAAATTTAATTGTTCTTTTGTTCTTTGTTCTTCTTCTTGTGCAAATGTAGCACTAACAACCTTTTGTTTTTGCAATAGTCCTAAACCTGTTTTTCTGACTTCATTCATTTTAATCATAGGTGTTTCAGAACTTTCCATAGCTTCATTAATAATTTTTATTTTTTCTGCTGCTGATTCTGATTCATTTCCTAAAGTATTAAAAAAACCTACATCATTACTTAAAGATTTAGCTAAATCTGCAAGTTCAACAAATGTTAAACCTTCTATTTCTTTTCTGAAATTACTAATTTGTTCTGTGTTTATTTGTTCATCTGTTGCTAAAACAAGTGGCTGATCATTTATACTATTTACTGTATTTAAAACACTAGTTAATGATTTAGATAAATTAATTAATGCTGTTGTTCCTAAATTTACTGCTGGTTCTAAAAATTCACCAAATGATGCAGATAAATCAGTTGTTGCTGTGCTTAATTGTGCTATTTTATCTTTAGTATCTAATTGTTCTTCACCTAATTTATTTACAAGACTATTAGCTTCAGCCATAGCTGCATTTACAAAAGCTGTTTTTCTTTGTTGGTCTGTTAATTGTGAACTTGTAATGCCTAGTGATGCTGCATAATCTTTGTTAGCTTTTTCAGTATCAACCATTATACCTAAATTATCAAGCATAAGTTTGGATTGCCTTCCTAAACCTGTAACCAAACTATCAATGGATTGTACTGTATCTATACCTAATGATTTACCAAGCCTTTGTGCTACATCAAACATTTCAGCCATTTGATCTTCTGAATCTGTAATACCAAGTAACATAGCATTATTTGCTTTAGTCATTAAAGTTATAGAATCTATAGTTCCATCTGTAGCATTTTTAAAATTTTGAAAAGCTGATGTTGAAAAACCTGATGATTTAGCAAGATTATCAAAACCTCTTTGCACACCTTGCAGATTAGCTGCTAATGTAATTGATTCACCAATCTGTTCTGTTATTTTTTGATACCCAACAAATGCAGCAGCAGCCAAACCTGCTCTTTTAGCTAAACCACCTAAAGAACCATTTAAACTTTTTATATTCTTTTCTGCTTTTTTAGCACCTCTTTCTTTTACATCTATAAAAAAACTAGGCATTTGATTCCTCCTGTTTCTTTTTCATACAATAATTATATTCTTCTTCTATAACAAGAAAATCATCAACTATATCTGCTGGTGTTTCATATAAACTAGGATATGCACTACAAGAAAAAGTTTTACAATAATTATATTCTTTTATCCTGTTTTGCATGTTTGGATCAACTAATAATTCAGGATCAGTAAAGAAAAATAACTGACTATATAATGCTTCACCCAAATTAAACCCTTTTTCTTGTGCTATGTCATATAGTTTTATAATTTCATCATATACATCAGAAATTGACCTATATTCAACACTTTTATTAGTTGATAGCTGTTTTGCTACATATGGAAAAGAAACCCCTGAATATGCACCTTTTTTAAGATCATTAAAACTTACCCACACATTAATCCTTAATAGTGCATTTTCTATTTTTTTTTATTAGCTGTTTCAAATACTGCATTAGCAATAGCTATAATTTCATCAGTTGAATACTTATTTAGTTCTTCTTCATCTAAATCTGTATATTTTAATACAATACCACCCCACCAACTGAATGCAGGATTTGCACTTTTTGCAGTTTCTTCTATCATCATGTCATTCAATTCACATCTCATTTTCCATGTAATAGTTTTTATAGATACTTCAAACTTTTTAAAATCTTGCTGTTCTTTTGGTTCTATTTCTATAGTATTCATTTTATAATGTAGCTAATGCATTATTTGTAAATACTTCAGTTTTTAAACCAAATGTTCCATCATTTACACATTCAAAAGGCAAATTGTGATATAAACCACTTTCTGATAAATCTAATGTAGGATCACCTGTATATTGTATTTCAGCAGTTATTTCCATTTCACCATCTGCATCAGGTGCTGAATTACCAACAATCATATTTAAAGTAAGTGTATCACCATCTAAAAAATCTTGTATTACATTGTTAGTTGCACCATAATCAAATTCATCATCATATTTTATAGTTAAATCACCTGTTATAGCATATTCAGGAAAAGCATACCCTTCTGCATTTCCATTAGCATCAAATCCAAATCTATTAACACCATTAGCTATATTTAAATTAAATGATTTTAGTATAAATGTTTGTGTAGCATTATCATCTACATCTAATGTTCTTGTAGCCATTTCCATAATATTAAAATATGTAGTTTCTGCTGCAACAAATGTTCCATCAAATGTTTGCTCTAATACTGAACCTGTAGAAACAGGATTAGAAAATCCACTAAAATAATTTCCTGACATGGAAAGTAAACCATTATTTGATGCTACATCTCCTGATAATGTTAAATCAGAGCATACAACACCTGTAACTTTTATACCCTCTCCTGCTGCTGGATAATAAGCTAAATTACAAGAATGTGGAACACCTGAACTTATTGTTCCACCCATAGATGTAGTAGATGCACCTGAAAATGTTTGTATATGAACTGTAGAACCTGATGTAGTTGGTGTTTGTCCTACTAATGCTAAATGCTGTGCTAAAGTTTTAGGTGTAGCAATCATTTCAAAAGGCATTGTTACAGTTCCACCTTTAGCATTTACAATAGTATCACTTTTATGTTTCATAGCACCTCTGCCTGATAAAAGTCTTGATTCTCTTGCAATATTAAATGTTGGTTTTTGTGCTTGTATAACAGGCTGTGTTAAATATGCTGTTCCATCATTACCTGCACTATCTAACCCAACACCAAATGATGTTTCTGCTTTTAACCCATATTTTACAGCACTTACAGGCACAACTCTAGTATCTGCCATTATTTATCTCCTTTTTTGCTTGATTTTACTACTTTAGCCATGCCTTTTTTTATAAGACTTTCAGCATCTTCTTTACTTAAATCTACAACTTCACCTTGCTTTAATTTCTCCAATTTAGCCATAGAAAAATTAACTGAATTTGGATTTATTCTAAAAATTTTATCTTGTAAACCTTGTATTTTCATCTAAAATTCCTTATACACTTGCAGTAATATTACAACTAAAACTTAATTTAATAGTATGCAAACCTTCAATATTTTCTTCTTCACCTTCTTTAGTATTTACTTCCATATTATTTATAATTGCATTAGCCCATTGTAGAGTTGTACTACCTACTGTTGTTTGTTTTGTTTTATTCTCAAAAATTAATTGATGCAATCTTTCACCATCATTATATAATTTTTTATAAAATGTTTCATTAGGATTCATTTGCATAGTATATAGTGCAATATCTACAAAATAATTTCTTGAATGTGCATCAACTACATATTCAAATTGTTCTGCATTTGTTCCCCACAATCTAACAGAAAAGTTGCTATTATCTTTTTCATTTATTTCAGGTGATACATAAACTTTAGCACCTTTATATTCAGCCCTAATAATATCTTTTAGTGGGTCTATAACAAAATTATAAAATATATTTTCACTTGTTATAGGCATTATATACCATATCCCCTTCTAGTTAGTTGAATACCACCTGATTCTGCATTTGTTATTTTTCTATGTTCTGAATATACTTCTATTTCCCATTGATCATTTTCAGCCATAGCAGCACCTTGAAATCTTACATACAAACCACCTAAACCACCATATGTTTCTAGTCTACCTGTAACAATATTATCAGTATCTTCTGATCCTAGTAGTTTATCATTACCATAATATTCTACTTTAACCTTTGCTACACCATAAGCACCAGCAGTAGTGCAAGTAATTCTTAATAAATCAAATAATTCACCTACATAATAACCTGCTGTTTCTATTATATCCATAGTGCCAGTTTTTGTGATATTCCTCACTTTACCCTTGCTATCATCTGCATCTACTTCATAAGATAATTTTGCTTCACCTTTATTCAACTTATCAACAAGTCCTGTACCATCTGTGTTAGTAACTAATTGATGATAGTAATCTGCATCTTCTTGTCTATTGTTAGTTCTTAATAAATTAGATGCACATATATAGCTTGTTGCCTTTATTAAAATAGCATCATATTCTGTAGTGCTACTAGAATGTGTTGTATTTGCATCATATTGTGTATATTTTGGAATAGGTGTTGGATACCTTCTATCTAGCAAATTATTAAGTTCCATTGATGCATTAACAAGCATTTGATCAAAATATGTTGTGCTATCTACACCTGCTTCAATTAAATAATCAGCAGGATTTTTAGTATCTACAAAAATTACACACAAATCTAATAGTGCATCATAAAAAAAAGTAGCACCATCAGAAGCTGAACTTGAATCTTGTATGCTTTCAGTTACATCTACTATAAGTTTCACACCACTACCTATAACATGTTTTACAGCAGTAGTTCCAAACATACCCCTAGATACAGCATTTACACCAATAACTGTTCCACTATCTATTGATGTAATAATCATATATTCATCATTTACTTTTATAATATCACCTGTTGCAAGTCCTGTAGATGATCCTACTGTCATTGTAACTGCATCTTCATTCATTGAACCACCTAATGTAGTTCTGTTAGAAGTATCACTATCTACTAATTTAAGTTTTGGTAGCTTTGCACCATCCCAAAAAAGATTAGTTACTAATCCTGTATTATTAGCATAATATATATCTATAGTAGAATCATAGGCATCTGTAAATCCTAATTCCCAACCATAAACAACTCTTTTAACATCAAATTGGCTATATGCTGGATAATACATTTCAAGATCAGATTGTGATGCATATTTAAAATCTGTAGCCATTATCTACTTCCTTCTTTTTGGTGTTTTCTTTTTAGGTCTTCCTACTTTTTTACCATATGTTCCTTTACCTTTAGGCATAATTTATCCCCTTTTTTTTAGTTTTTTTATATTACCACTTGCAGTTCTTGCAAATCTATGTGTTTTAGTTTCCCTAGATGGTATTAATGTACCATAATATCTTTTACCACCAAATAACCAACTAACTTTTTTAGCCATAATTTACTCCTTACTTTAATCCTATTACTTCTATTACTGCATTAATTTTACTATTAACACTTCTTCCTGCTACTGAAACCAAGCTATTACCTACTGTATTAGCATATTCATTACCACCTGAATGTGCTGATCCATAATTAGCATCTACAACAAAGTTTGCATTAGGTGGACAGCCTTGCAAATCTATAGCACCTGTTTCATAATTTATTGTTCCTGTACAAGCACCTTGTATATTACCATGACCATCATCATAGAAAAATGCAGTAGTATTTGGAACTGATACATTTGATCTTTTATCATTTATTGTATCTACAGGTAGCTTTGCAGGAACAGCAGCTTCTATATCACCTACAGCCATGCTAATAGCACCAACTCCAAAAGGTGTAGTTCCACTTGCAGGTGCAGTTATTGATATTGCTGATGTTGATAAATGTTGTCCTGATGTAAATCTTATATCACCATCTACTATACCAACAAAAACCTTTTTATTTAAAAGATTAGAACTTGTTGTATAAAATTGTGCATCTAGTGCTGCTTGAATCTTTTGTATTAATCCATTTACACCACCAAAATTACCATTTGTAGAATCTGTTGTAAATGTTAGTGTATGATCTGAACCACCATCTACTGCTATATCAAAAGCATAAGCAGTTGATGCATCTAAACCTGTAGATGTTGATGCTGTGATCCCTGATAACCCTAGTTCTTGATACCCTGCTTCATAAAACTTGCCTGATACTGAACCTGCTACAATTCCATCTGCTTCACCTTCTGTTCTAGCATAACCAAAAAAGTTCATAGCCTTGAACAAACCACTGCTTGAACTTTGAACAGTAGTATATTTATCAAAATCTGCATAAGCATTAAAGAATGGAAATCTAATTGCAGTATTATCAGAATGTGATGCTTTAGCTGATCCATGTGTTCCTCTTATTACTGTAAGCGTATCAGAGTTTATATCTGTAACTTCCATTATTTCATTTTCTACTCTTATTAAATCACCTACTTTAAAAAAATCTGCATCATCTACATCTATTTCTGTTTCTGTTCCATCAATAGCTTCTGCAACTAATTGTGCATCACCACCTGCAGGGTTATTAACTGCAACATACATATTAGAATCAGGTGCTTGGTTTGTAAGTTGATAAGCATTTGCACCTGAACCATCAGTAGAACCAAAGTTTATTTGCCTAAAGTTTGGTAACATCATATAATCACCAACAGCTAGTAAAAATGTTTGATTAGATAAACCACCTGATCCATCTGTATTAGTATCAGGAGTTCCATCAGCCCATTGTTCTGTTCTAATTTGTATTTCAGCAGATACTATGCCTGTGTTTTTAATTATCAATGTTTTACAATCTTCTAAAACAGATTGACCTTTTGAGCCACCAAGCACCAATGTAATAAAGCCATTAACATTATCACATTCTTGCCTTACATTAAAAACATCTTCATACTCACCTGTTTTTGTTGCAGTTAATGTATCTCCTCTTCCTGTTGTTATACTTGTTGTTGTTGTAAAACTTGGCATTTCTTACTCCTTATCTAATATGGTAATAAACATCTAAATTTATAGATACATCACTTGTATCTGTTGCATTTTCTATAAATGCTATAACAACTTTTCCACTATCTATATTTGCTGAATCTAGTGTCATAGTTCCTGTTTTTATAGTTGTTGCTGTAGCTGATGCAGTTCCACTAGCACAAACTACACCTGCTGATAAATCTCCATGATTTGAACTTGTATCTAATGTATAACTTAATAAATGCATGTTGGTTGTAACACTTCCATCTGCTGTAACTAAAAATCTTATAGCATCTAATGTAATGTTGTGTTGAATAAACCAGTAATATGCTACTGCATTTTCTTGTGCAGTAAGTCCACTAACATCTAATGTTGTTGCAGGATCAGTTCCATTTCCAAAAGCATTGTCTGCTGCTAATGCTGTTTCAAAATGCATGTTATTTGCTACAAGTGGATAATGGTAGCCTGCTGTTGGTGTAAGGTCATAAGTTCCCATAGATTTGTGCATTGTAAGCACATTTGCTAGTGATGCACCTGCTTTTACAGTAGAATCTGTTGTGTTAGCTTGTAATATCTGATCACCACCTGCTGTCTGCACATTAAAATTACCTGTAGCATCTAATGCTGTGCTAGTTGGTTTTACACTTAATCCTGCTTTACCTATGGCTACTGCACTTGATACACCATCACCTGATTCTATAATTCTGCTAGAGTTATCAAATCCTGTATTAGAAGATTGACTAACTTGCATTATTCTTTTGTAAAAGTTTGCTAATGGATTTCCTTGAAATGTTGGCATATAATTATCCTGTATAAATTGATGATGGTAAACTTGTTGCTTTTAAAATAAATGGTGGATGTGATACACTATGTGTGCTTCTTAATCCATAAGATAAATAGGCTGTTTTAGTAACACCTGCTGTTGAAAAACCTACATAAAATGTATTACTAGCACCTTCACTAGCTAATTGAGATGACTCTAACACCCATTTAACAGTAAGTATATCATCATCTACTTCATCATCTGTAAAATAAACACCACTAAAATCATACTCAAATTGTTGTCCTATTGAATTATAAGTACTATTATCACTTAACCCTACATCAATATTAGTATCTGTAGATGATACATTGATAAAACAGCTTAACTCAATCTCTACCTTACCACTTGGAGGAGTATTAAATGTTATTTGATGTGTAGAAGATTCTACAGTTAAGCTGTTTTGTATTTCATGTGTTACATGTACATCTGTTGGCTGTAAATATGTATATCCTATTATTTGACCACCAAGTGAATCTACATATGTTTTTACTGTTCTATTAGATGGTATTACTGCATTAGAATTATCTGATACTGCTGATCCTGCTAATGATGTCATTTCAGAACCACCTGCTATACTAAACTTATCAGTATCTAATGAATCTACATTTGTAATATCATTATCACCAAAATCTACATTTCCACTCATAGTTCCACCTGCTAAAGGCAGTTTAGTGCTATCTGATGCAGATACACCTTCAGTAGAGCCTAATACCTCTAAATCTTTTACCCTTACTTTTTCTGTAGATATTTCAAGGGCTGAAACTTTATCACCTGATTTAACAGGTCTTAAATTTTCATCTATAGTGTTTTGCAAGGTTAAATCATTCATATTTTTTTATCTAAATCTTTTATTAATTGCTTCATAGCATCAATCTCATATTGCATATCTTCACATTTTTTTAAAGCCTTTTCTGCTGCTAAATCTGCATCATTAGGCAACTCCATGTATTTAAGCATTTTATCTAATTTAAATACTTTCATAATGTGATCTGTAATTTTAGGCATCACATACTTTAAAACCATAGGCATAAAAGAAGCAGAAATCACTTTTTCCCTAAATCCTTAATTACATCTTCTACTACTGATAATATACCTTCTGCTAATTCAATTTCATCTTTTTCACTTATAAGAGGTATATCTATTTTAGAAGCTAAATTTTTTGCTAATTCTTTTTTATTTGCTTGTAATTGAGCAATAACATAATTAATACATACTGCTTTAAACTTTTTTATAAATGTTTTCATTATTTACCTTTCATTGTTAAGTCTATATAAACTTTTAAATCTGATTTTATTTCACTACACCACTTTTTAATCTTTTCTGTATCATCTCTTTCCTGATCAAAACGCAGATGCATTTCTTTTTTTACTTCATCTAATTCTTTTAACAAATGATCATGGCGTGTATCAAAGCGATTTAGTGTTCCTTCAACCTTATCTTTTAAAATATACCTCATAACCCATGCTAACATCCCCATAGATGCTACAGCTATTGCAATAGGAAAACCTAATTCTTGCACTAATTTTATAGCTTCATCTGTCATTCACTAAACATCCTTCTCTTGATGTACTCTATATCATCATTATTATTTCTGATATTTGCTTCTAAATAATCTAATCTTGTATCTTGTTTTATATCACTTGGTATAGGTGCATCCTGCAAGTCTTTAATTTCTTTAATTGTTTGTGTATTTCTATTGGCTTCATTTTCAACAAAAGACATTCTAGTAGTAAGCTGACTATATCCCCAAACCATAGCAGAAATAAATCCAACCACTTGTATAATCATAGGCAAACTGATATTTAAACTTGTTTTATCACTAATTCTATTATTCATCTTTGTCATTGCCATATATCAAATTTTTGCCTTGGACAATTTTAGAATCTTTACCCTGTATTCTAATAGATTTGTCATCCATTATGATTTCTTTACTACCTTCATTTGAATCTGTAATGTGTGTAACAAGTTCTTTAGCAATAGATACAAGTGGGTCTTCTTTTTCTGCACCTGTAATTCTTTGTAATACTGTAATAAGTCCAATAGTAACAGAAGATACAAGCCCTGATATTACTGCTAGTTGTGATTCACCTAATGTTTTTGCTGAATAAATTAAAGCACCTACCATAAGACAAATACTAGGTAAAGCTAGAATAGAAACTACATAAATAGCCCTATCCTTCATAATTCTTTGCTTTACTTCTCTCTGCTTTATTTTAGCATCTATGTCTTTTTTATTCATTTTTTAAGGCTGTTTTCTTTAAAAACATTAACAACTTCTAAAAAAGTTCTATATATAGCTTTCATTTCTGTATTAGTTTCTATTATGGTATTAGTAAATTGTTTTTGAACATTTATTAATGTAACTAAAATATCTTCCTGCCTTTTAGCCTGTTCATCTAGCTTCTGTATCAATTTTGTATTTATAAAATTTATTAAATAAAAACAAAAATAACCTAGCACACAGGCTACTGCTACAGGTATGCCTAAAGAATTTATTAATTCTATTACATCCACTATTAACCATGCTCTCTAACAATAGTAGCTAATCTTTTTGCTCTGTTAGGTGTTTGTTTTGACCATAAACTATCCAGCATTTCATCTGCTGCTTCCTTCCATTCTGCATCCTTCATATGTGCTATAGCTTTTTTGAATTTAGAAAAACCATGCACACCTAATTGGAAACACATTTCAACAACTACACCTTGCACTTCAGGAGGTAGTTCATCATACCAAGCCCATTTATTTGCAAGTTCTAAATGTAAACTAGAAACCCTACCTGCTAATATATGCAAAGATTCTTCTTCAGAAATCCAAGTAAAACCATGACCTATAGTCCAAACTCCCATAGTGCATTGATATGGTGTTCTTTCAAACCCTTCATTAGCACCTATTCTTTTAACAAGTGATTTAAAATCAGGAATCAAAGGTATTTAACCCCAATTTTAAATGTAAGATCATCTGCTGCAAATGTTTCTGATGCTTGTTGCAATATTGCACATATATATAAACTTCTACTAGAATCACCACTTACTATACAACCAATACCATCATTAGCAGGATCAGTAATACAAGCAATACTTGCATTATCAGTATAATCAGCACCACCTAAATAATCAGCAGTAACTACAGGTATAATGCATTGAACATCATCAATAACTGTATCTGCTGCATTAGCTGATGCATTTTTTGCACCTAATGTTGTAGAATTAGTAGTTAAATAAATAGCCATATCAGGCTCATCACTACTTCTATCTATGATTGTTACACTTTTTATTTCAGCAGAACTATTTGCATCAGGAAAAAAATTAGGAATTTCAGTTGATATAAATAAGCAATCACCTACAACATATTCAGAAGTATCAAGAGATGGAGTTACTTCTAATAAATTTAATGCTGTTTTATTAGCCATATTAAACCTCCTCTACTTTCCACCCTTTTGCTTTATATCTTTTCATCATAGCAGGGTCAATATCAGTTCTTTGTATAATTTTTCCATTATCTTTAACTATATTATAAGTTACTGATTTTTTTTCAGTAGCTTTTTTTGTAGATTTCTTTTCAGCCATCTATTTATTCTCCTTATAAGGTTTATTAAGTGTTCCATTTCCAAAACCAGCAAATGTACCTACATTATCTGCACCCTTGCCTTTTTTATTTCTTTCAATCCTATTACCTACTTCACCAATATAATCTAAATACTTCATTGGTTTACCCTTGTAATATGCTTTTTGACCTTTTTCTTTATCTTGATGTAATTCTAATTTTTTTTGTGGATCAAGATCAACACCTGTTCCAAGTGCATTATGTAAATTTCCTATATCTTTTTTATTTGTCATATTTTAATAATATGAGGGCAAGGCACCTCAACCCCACCCTCATATCTATTTATTTATTATGCAACTTCTGTATCTACTTCAACACCATGCAAATCAACTAATTCTAATGCCTTGTAATAAGCATTAGCAACTAAAGTTGTTTTAGCATAAGCTTCTTCCCTTTCAGTAGCCATTTGCACAAAATTACCACCACCAAAATCAATGTAACCACATCCAATAGCAGTTTTAGCAAACACACCACCTCTTTTTCTTCCTGTTGCACCATCTGCTACAGCAGTAGTAGTAAATAAATTAATACCTGCTATGCTAGTTACAAAACCATCTCCTAAAAATTGCTGTCTAACTCCATCTGCTGCTGTAAAAGCACCATTAGATGTAGCTACTGCTGCAACACCACCAATTTCATTTGATAGTCCATTAGCACCATACATTTGCTTTGGATGAAAAACACCTGCAAATGGTCTAGGTGCATCATTAGATTCTAAAGATGCTACAGCATCCATTAACAATCCAAAATTTAAACCATCATCATGTCCTACTGCTGTTGCAAATCCATCTAATAAAGAACACATATCTACATCAAATTTTCTTGCAACATCATTACCTAATTGCATACCTGCATTAACAAGTAATGAATCTGCATTACCATGTGCTGATAAATCTGTTATTTCTGCTCTGATTGCATTTCTTAAAACTGTGCAATCAACAGCAGTTGTTTCTATATTTGTTAAATTAGCAATAGTATCTTCTGCACCACTTGCTTGTGCATCTACACCAAAATTTGCATCTGTTGGATCATGTTTTGTATAGATTGGAAATCTAACTGTGCTTGTTCCTTGTGGTGCTGCTGACATTGTAATTAATGAGGGCATCACACTAGCTTTATTAAATTGAACAATAGCTGCTGCAACTGTTTGTCCTAAACCACCTGCTGCAACTCCTACATCTGTTACTGTTTGATCTTGTGCCATAATTTATAAATCCTTATATTATTTTTTATTTAAGTTCCCCCAACTGTATCCTGCTACAGTATTACTTAAATGCTTTTCACAGGCTGCTGGGTCTTTCATAGCCCATTCCTCAATAGTGCTATATCCACCAAATTCACCCTTTGCAGTTTCACCTGCCCTAGCTGAAGTTGTTTTATTTGAATTTGCTACCACTTGTTCTTCCTGAACAAACTTCTGCAAATTAGCCATGCTCATACCATCTGTGATATATCTTCTATCTTCAGAAACTTGATTAACAAGCCCTTCTCTAATAGCAGATAAATCATTTTTATAAACCTCATTTTGTTCTTTGAACTTATTAAGTTGTGAATTAGTTTCATTGTATAAAGCTTCAAATTCTTGATTTTTCTTCATAGCTTCCTGCCTTGCATTCTCTTGTGCTGATTGCATCTTTTGTAGCTGTGCTTTTAAATCTTCATTTTCAGTCTTAAACTGATTCTTAACTTGATTTACTTCTGCAAACCTATCATAAGGTACATCATTTTTATTAGCTTGTGTGCTAGGATTTGTTTCACTGTTTCCTTCAGTTTGTGGTTGAGACTTTGTTTCTTCTGACATTTTAATTCCTCTTTTGTGAGTTAAAGTTATGGTTTAATTTAAGTTAGCCAATATTAAATCTACCACCTTTTATTTTATTAAGCCTTTTTTGCACATATTTATCAGCTTTTTTTAATACAAATTTTTCTACAGGTTTAGGTATAGGTTTTGATTCACTTGATATAACTCTTTTTAATTTAGCAAGTTGTTTAACTTTAGCACCTTGTGCTACTGTTCCAAATCTAAAACCATTACTTGCAAGTTTAAATCCTTGAAAATCATTTAATAAATCTCCTGATAAAACAGGTGCATTACTTTGTGAAAATTTTGCAGAAATTCTTTTAATTTTTCTTGATTTTTTTGCTATATCATATTCTGCTGTATATTTACCATATGATTTACCATCTACTTGCTTTGCACCTTTACCACCACCAGCAGGATCAAATATAAACTTTCTATATTTCATAACAACTTCTGATGCTATTTCTCTAAAAAATTTAATATCTAACATTATTTCTCAAACTTTTCAGGATTATACCCTTGATCTTCAGGTGATGATGATACTTCTTCCCATTTATGTCTGCAATTCCATATTTCATTATTCATATCACCAAATCTATTGATTATTTGTTGCCTAGTAGCTTGACCTAAATTAATTTTTTTTACACACTCATCTCTAGTTTTATTATCATAAGCACCTATATAAATATATTTTGTGTTAGCAGGTGCTTTTTCAGCCATCATATTAGTAACTGAATTGCTGTATTGATTAAAGCCTGTTTGTATTTCTTTCTGTATATTTTCTACTGAATATCCTAATTCTTCTAATCTGCTTTTAGAATCTTTTAATATTTCATTTGGAAATTTACCTGTAGATATACCATCAACAATTATACTTCTTATATCATTACCAACTACATCTGTATATCTTGATGATAATTTACTATCAACACTATTTAATAGTCCTCTTAATGATTGCTCTGTTAATGGTGGTGTTGTTCTATATGTATTTTCTAGTATACTAACTACACCTGATTGTAATATAGTATTTCTTGCCTTTTTTTGTTTAAACTCTAATGCTTGACCTACATTAATGCCTGATAATATTTCTATAGCTTCCTCTGATGTTTTACCCTCTACAAGTTTTAATAGTGCAGCAAAAACTTCATCAAATGATTGTTCAAATTTTTTAGCTAATTCACTTGCTTTAGCATCTAATTCATCATGTATATCAGCCATTTAATAACTCTGTAACTGATTTGCCTGATTCCCAAAACCTACATGACCAATATCTAGCTTTAGTTTTATCTTTAGGTGGGTTGCTATCACATTTATGTCTAGCCCTGAATGATTTTCTTCTAGCAGGACTATCTCTTTTTATAGATAAATTAGGATCACCAAATGTAACCCTAACTATATTATCATTGTTGTTTTTAACAAATACTTCAAACTTCTTTCTACCAAAAGATGGTGAACCTTTTGCTATCCTTCTAGGCTTATTTAATGTTACTTGTTTACCTCTATATTCAGGCATTATACAGGTGTAGTTAGTGCTTCAAGTAATGGTGATGTTGGTGCTTCTTCCATTTCTTCTTCTGCACCTGATAGTTCAAATAAATAATCTTCTGCTGTTTCTTTATCAGGAAACCTGTCAGGGTCTCTATGCATAAGTATGGTTGCTCTATCTATAAGTCCATTAGCTAAATCCCAATCCCATCTTTCTCTCTGTTCTTTATCAGATAATATTTCAACTGATTCTTCATAATCTACATTTAATAGTGAACCAGCATCTTTACCTAATTCTACTGCAATAATTCTTTCTTCTACTTCAAATAGCTTATGTTCTATTCTTCTGTATTTTTCTACATCTGATTTTCTGCTATCCATAAGTTCCTGATTTCTTAATCTTAATGCTACACCTGATTCTGCTGTTGATCCTTCTACAAATGAAACAGATAAATGATAGTTTTGTGCTAACATTTTATATGAACTTTCTATAGATGCTGTAAGTGCAGGAACACTATTAGGTGGTGCAACCATATTTAAAGAGCCATCAAATCCCAAAAAACTCCATTTGTCTTGACCTATTTCTAATTTATCTTTTTCTATGTTGCTACCTGTTATAAAACCAAATCCAAATGATTGGAACATAATATTAGCATTTTTATTAAACTCTGCTACATTACATGCTTCATTTGTAGCAATTAAATCTAATGATGCATCTGTATCAAAGTATGATGATTCAGGTTTACCATTAGAATAACATTCAACAAATGGTAGCATTGAATATGGATTAATCATTTCAGGATTATCAGGATCAACTATTTTTTTACCTGTTCCTTTTTCATAAACAAAATGATTATCTGCATCCCAATATGCAAATAATTCAGGAGTTGTATCTAATACATTACCTCTAACTGATAATGGATATGTAATTGCTGATGGTGTTAGTGGGTCATCAGAATCATTATACATAACTTCCCAATCTCTAATTATATCATATTCTATTTTATCATTTCTCCATGTTGGTTTTATCAGCACAACTTCTAACAAATTACATAATTTTTCTAGCCTTTGCATTTTGTGATCTTTTAAATGAAACATATCAACTATATCAGGGTTGGTATATAACCTTTTAGGTGAATTCATATACACTAGGCTAATCCTATCTATAATTCTTTTGGTTATGTTAATATTAGGACATGGTATCTGACTTACTAGGCTTTCAGAAAAATAACTTTTAGTATAAACTTCAGTTCTGCCTTTATAATAATCATATGCTTTTTCTCTAGTTTCTAGCCATCTTTTTTGCTCTTGATCCTGATAAGCTACTTTTGACATTTCAACCATTAGCTGTGCAGTTGATGGAATCATCTTGATATACTCCCTGTTATTGGTTTTATAATTGGGTATTCAAAATCAATAGCATATCTAATCCCATCAGAAAAGTGTGTTCTATCTTTGTTAGATTTGTCTATTTCCCTTGTACCTTCTTTATTAACTGTTTGTTCTAAATCTGTGATCAACCCCTTACATCTAGGATCAATTATTAAATCTTTTTCACATAGCTTATTAACTGCATTAACTGAATCTACAACTCTAGGTGCTTTTGGTTTTACCTTAACATCAAAACCACCTTGTCTTAATATATCATGATCTGTATGTAATGCTGATGTATGTCTTTGATTAGCTGGATCAGGATAAGCAATATATTTATTATTAGGATATTTTTTCTTAATTTCTTGCACCATTCTTTCAGTTAAGATTTCATTTCCTCCACCATGATGTAATTCAACTTCATCAAACACCCTGACTTTTGGAGAGTGCTGATAGGTTTGGAATATTGATGCAGCCATAGGGCTGACATTGAAATCAAGAGAAATCCTGATTGGTAGCTGTGGATTGTATTGGTTTTCTTTGACATTATCCTCCCTTGTAAATTGATAATATGTAGCACCCTGTTGCAGGTTTACAAACTCACCATTCAAATATGCTTTTAATAAGTTCTCATCATAGTTTTCTTTCAAGCTATTAATAAATTCTTCAGGCAACATAGTATTATCTTCTGTTTTACCCCTGATTAATTTATAACCATCTTTAGGATTATCACCCCAATACTTATAAACAAATTTAAAGCCTTCAGGTGTTCCACTACCAAATGCTGTTAATGTGTTACCATCTCTTAACCTTGATAGTAGCATCTTCCATGCTCTATCATCTCTTAACTGATCTGCTTCATCTATACCACCAGCAGCTAAATTTAAACCAGCCCATCTTTCTGAAGATTCACAACTTCTCATAATAACATCACACCATCCACCCTTCCAATACACCCTGTATTTAGTTGATGTAGCACTATAATCATAATCAAAACCTGCCTGTCTTAATACTGTTTCAAAGGTGGGTTGCAATACATCTCTGACCATAGGGTAAGTTGGTTCTGCAAGTAATATAGTTTTACCAGCATTTTTAGCACATTGATTTAGTGCCATTAAACAAAAACCATAAGTTTTACCTGAACCATACCCACCTATTAAGAATGGATATTTATCCTCACACATAACATAATCTAATTGATGTTGAAATAATTTAAAGGAGTTCAACCTTAAACCCTTCAGGTAATTCTGTTGTAGTTATTTCCTGCTTTTCAGTTTGTCCTAGATACTGCTTTCCTAACCATATAAGAAGTGTAGCATTACCACTTAATGCACTATCTATTTGTGCTTTTCTCAACTTCTTTTTTAACTGTGATCTGCCTTTTGTAATATTTGTGGAATAACTTTTACTAATCAGGTCTTTACTACATCCAAAGAAATCAGCTATTTCTGTATTGGTTAAACCATAAGATGCTAACTTTTCTAATTCCAATGTATCAATATCATACTTTTTAGGTCTAGCCATATTCTTTTAAGATTTCCTCATAATTTTGGAAGTTAATTTATAATAAATAACTTGTATAATTAAAAGAATTTGTTTATAGCTCAAATAAATCTTGTTGCTCTGTATCTAATTTTGTTTTTATCTCCATAGCTAAATTAAATATATGCAATCCATCTTTAGGATGCACACAATTTCTTAAAGCTAATGTTTTATTAATGCCTTTATATTTTGAAATATCAATACCTAATTTTTTTTCTAATATATTATTTTTTTCTTTAAAATTCCTTGTTTCTTTTTTTTGACCACCTATAAAAAAATTACTCCAATAATAGTGTTCTTTATATAAATATGGTTTTATCAATGGATCATACCAGCTTATCACATTTTCTACAACCCATCTTTTTTTAAAATATCCTTGTAATAATAATATTTCCTCATATAACATCATATTAGGATAGACAGGTGGATTTTGATGATGAGCTGCTTTTCTAGCTCTACTATGTGTAGGGCAAGGAGGGGAAGCCCAAATAAAATCATATTCTTCAAAATGATCTAATAAATATTGATGTGCATCTCCTACAACAATATTATCATTAGGAAAAAAGTCTTGATATATTTTAGCAATATCAGGGTTAAGTTCTACTGCTGTTACCTCAATATCCCCCCCCCATAATTTTCTATTTCCACCAATACCAGCATATAAATTTAATATTTTCATATTTCCTCTATTATTATTTCAGTTCTAGGTTGCTTACTATAAACCTTTTCAGCTTGTATTCTGCATATCTGACTATCATCTAATATCATTCTATCTTTGCCCTGAATAGTATCACATATCATCTTCAATAAATTATCTAAATCAGGTATATTTGTATGATATTCAGGAACTCCATCTTTTAAAACATTTGCATATTTACCTGTTCTAAAGTGTTTTTTTGGTCTAGGCATATAGAATGTAGCAAAAAGCATAATCTGCCCTTCTAGGGGTCTTTTTGGCTTAAATCTAGCTATTTGTAGCCATATCTGTTTCTTATCTTTAGCACTTGGATCATACATTCTACCTGATCTAGTGCTTCTATGTCTTTTTAAAGCAATAGGTTTGCCTTTTATTGTAAACTTAATCAACTATCTTAACATAGCAAGGATTCCAACTTTCATTACCACAATCAGAACCAGCAGCTTCAAGTGGTGCAATAGTGCAACTTGCTAAAAATATTGTTATTAGTGCAGTTAAATATCCTAGTATAAACCATTTGTATTTCATTTATCATCCTCTTTTTTAATTGTAAAACTAATATTTATATCTTTTTGTAAAATGTTTTTAAAAACAGTTGTTATCATTGATTTATCATTTTCTAATATTTTTAATTGAAATTTATGCCCATTAATAAGTTCAATAAATAAAGTGTTTATGCTAAATGCTTTTGCATTAATATTTTCAAGAAAATTTGAACACTTAGGATTAACTTTTTCTAATTCATTTATCAAAAGATGCCAATGTAATTTTATATCTTCTAATGTTATATCATTATGGCTTCTATTTATTGCATCTGCTACATCTAATAAACTTTTTGATATTTCATATAATGCCTGTTTATTTGTTTTCAACATCTTGATTTTCCTCTTTTTTAATTGTAAAATATATTGGCTCTTGCCCTGTTAATACTAAATCTTGTTTAGGTATTATGTAATATGGTTCATTGTTACTTTCATATTCATCTGTTTTAAAATCATTTTCATTTATCAATCTAATTAAGTTTTTAAAAGATATTAAATAAAATTTATCAAAATTATAAATAAAAAAATAAACATCTAATACTCCTTCAGGATGCAAATTATCCCACCATTTATAACTCTCTAACTCTTTCATTTTTGGTTTAAAATTATCACCACATTTTTTACATTCTAGGAAAAAACTTTTATTGTTTTTAATAACTATAAAATCAGGTATATTCCTTATTCTTCTAGGTACTGAAGTAATATTTTTAATTTTATTATTATTTTCATCACCATCTATACCAATCCTGATAATATTTATATTTTTCTTACCATAATACTGAATAGCAGCAATCTCATCATCTTTTTGCTTCATTCTTTCTTCAACAGGACTATCACTATTAGCATACTTCTTTGTTGTTTCCATAACTCTCCTAATTTAAAAATACAAATAATAAAAAACCAATGATGCAACCTAACCAGCATCCAAATATAAAACAGGCAAAACTCATAGATTATCATCTTCTTGTGGCAAATCTAATTCTACACCACAATCATCACAGATTATAAAAGCATGTACATTTATATCAGGTTCAGCAGGTTGGTAAAATGTGTTTTTATGCTCACATGATTTTTGTCTATCTATATGGTAATCATACACTTTTGACATTTAATCTCCTTGTATTTAATATTTCTTTTCTTTCTTCTTCTGTAGCTATATCTTCATTATTTATTTTAGGTGCAACATATTTAGGTATTACAGGTCTAGCTATTTCTTCTTTTTTATTATTACCAAAATCATTATCAGCCCACCTTTTTAATCTTCTTGATATATCCCAAGTAGCTTGTTGTTCAAACTTCATCTTTGTATTGCTCTTATTAGGCTCTGACCAATAATTGAAAAAATTCTCTATTGTATCTTTATTATATTGATTGTTGTGTTTTTGCAAAGAATCTTTAAATAATAACATTCTTTTATTTATATCATTTACTTTAGTTTTGTTTAGTTTAGTATTGTTTAGTGCTTTAGCATTGGTTGATTTTTGCTTAACCTTTGCTGAAGCAATACCACCTAATCTACCTGCTTTCTGTCTTTTTTTCTTCTTAATATCCATACATTCTAATCTTCTTTTAAGTGATTTAGAATAAAACATTGAATGCCCTTTTATTTCAAATAAATCATAGTTTTCTACAATATCTTGAATCTTTTCTTTATCAACTCTCAAATCAAATGAAATACTATCTATATCATCAAATGTTAAGGTATAATCTTTCTGCTCTCTTAATATTTCTATTATTCCAAAATAAACACCATAACCTTCCATGCCATATTTCATTCTAACCTTCATTAGCCTTTGATCATTTCTAGCATTGGAATCATGGCTAAAATAATATGCATCTTTAGACATTTAATTCCTCCCTAATTGCATATACCATAAAAGCTGATATGATAGTTAAGATTAAAAGTGGTAACCATACATTACCAGCAAAAAAGTGGTAAATAGTTAGCATTGTTGATAATATTAATAATAGTATTGATAATATATATGTCATTTTTTGCCCTTTGTGTTGTGCAGGGAGAGAAAACCCAATTAACTCTCCCTGCTTTTTATTATAATGAAACATCAGAACCATGTGGTAGCTTTTCAATAGATACCTGAAATGCATTAGACAAATCTCCAATAATTTTATCTAACTCTTTCTGTGCAGTATCTAAATCCTCCTCAAAAACATCCACTATTATATTTGCTCTGTATCTCATTAGAATGGTGTATCTTCTTGTGAAATGATTGGTGCTTCCATTTCCTGATGATAATAACTGATAGCTTTTACTGTAATTTTATCTTTTAGTTCTTTATCAGCATGTATTATAAGATCATATTTATCATCTTTTTTTATGCTAGGAAATCCAACAAATAAACCATCATTACCATCAACTATTCTAAAGCCCTTCATTGTAAAACCTTCTTCTGTTTTTACATCAAAATAAGCTAATGTTTTACCCCAGCTACCCCTAGTCATTCTTTCAATATGCATTACAAACTCTCCCTGTTATTTTCTCTGTTATATTCTGTTATTTTTTGATTCATTTTAGTTAAAAAACTTTCAGTTGCACTTAAAGAATCTGCTTTCAGCCAAAAGTCTTTAATCTCTTTTTTCTTACCATCAAAACAAGTATGTGATAATAATTTATCAAATTTTTCTTTTTGATTTTCTGTTTTTTGATAAGCTGGTGTTGCTTGTTTATATTGAGCATTTTTAACTTCATCTGCACTTGCAAATGAATCTTCAACACCTATACCCATACAAGCTAATGCTCTACCTATTGCTGATGTTTCAGCATTTTCTAAAGCAGAAGTTTTGTTAATTTGACTTGATCCAATTACTTCTTCAGCATGACCTGTAAATTTCCTGTTTGAATTTTCTATTTCAGGTATAACTGTTGCTTTGAATATAAAGCTATTATCTGTAGCCTTTAATTCAGTTATTATACTACCTTTAGGATAATGCTCATTAAAAAATATTATCCTATCTTTTACCATTACATAGTCTTTTCCATGTATTTGTATTTTCTTCATTAACTCTCCTGATTGTTATTAGGAAATAAAACATCTTTGTTTATTCCTAGTATTTTTGAAAACTTATCCATCAAATTGTTGGATAGCTTTTGTTGCCCTTTTTTAATTAAAGAATAATTACACCTGTGAACCCCTGCCTGTCTGCATAACCAAGCAGGAGTTCTATCCCTCATCTTTAATATTTTATCTACATTATCTAACATTTAACCAAATTGCCTTAATTTTTATTTTACCATTAATTCTAGTTTTAAGATATACAACCACTTATGCAACCTCCTTATACCAACCACAATGCCCTTCAGGTTTATTTGTAAAATATAATTGAAACCAAGTATTTTTAAAAGAACCATCTTTTTTTAATTGTCTACCATCTAAAGTAAATACAGTAAAATCACCTCTAACTTCTGCATTAATAGATTCTACTTGATATGGAAATCTTCTATCAGAACCCATACCATTACCAAAATCAATAATTATTTTTTCATCAATTTTAGGCATTTCTGCAATAAAATTAGTAACATAATTCCAATCATTTTTAAACTTTTTCATATCTTTGCCCTTTATGTTGTTTGTTTGCATACTTAAATATAAAAACAATTATTAATACAAACCAAACAATTTGTTTAGTTTTATTATTTATAGAGGAGAAAAAAATGCTATGAGGGCAAATTCATAGCATCTTTTTGTGTCATCAGGCTGTTACTTGGAGAGCTGATTAGGAGGGCATGTTTGAGTTTTTTACCACACTTCCCTGATAGTCATGCTACATGAATATAGGTTTGGTGCTTGTTGTTTAAATTGAAAACTATTTTGATCAAACATACATATAGCAAATTGATCAGGATTATTATTAGTATTATCAGGTTGAAATATAAAAGGCAATCCAACACTTTTATTTATAACTTCAGAGAAAAAATTAGGATTGGCATTTTCATCTAATAAAGAAAATGAACTTTTATTTTCACCATCATAATATGATGCACCTGTATAATTATCACCTGCTGCATTTTGTCCACTTGATGGCTGTGTATGTTCAAAATTTGTTAGATTAGATATTTCAGGAAACACATCTTTATCTTGTAAGTATGAAAATGATAAATTCCATACCCTTCTACCACTAACAGAAAGTGGTGCTGTTGTAGGTACAGATGTATCTATATGCCATGCAGGAAAACCATTACCCCAATTAGGCTGTTTTTTCCAATAGCTATTAGTAAGTGTTGATCCACCTTTTGTTTCTAATGTTTTAGTTCCATCATATTCTCTAGTTAAAGTAAGATTTAAATCAGGGCTATGTGGCATATCATAATAATTTCCCATTATACAACTTGATAATATTCTATCTTCAAATACATTAGCTATTTGCAGTTGTATTTCTGTAAAATCTGAAAAACCATTAAATAGCCTAATAGAACAACCATCTCTAATAGGTTCAGATTCACCTTCAAAATTAAAAATTATATCTCCATAATTTTCACTAGGAATACCTCCTGCACCACCACTGCTATCTACTCTTAAAAATTTAACTTTTCTCCCTCCAAAATTATGACCTAACAATGCTATAAAGTTATTGTTTGAAAAAGCACCATGTGTTATAACAAAACCTGCATTATAATCTGATCCTGAAAATGATAAATTATCAGAGTTAATTGCTATAGTATTTATAGGACTGGTTCTGTAAATATTATTTAAAGAACTATTAACTCCTGTAGAATGTAGATATTCTAAAATATTTATAAAAAATCTTGGTCTGCCTACTGATTGATATGCCATAAATTACTCCTAATATGATGTTCCTGTAGATATAGATGTTACCTGTGGTGCAGGTGTAGGTGTAGCTAAAACTATATCATCTAATTGTTCTTGTGATATTTCTCCTGATAAATATTCATCTGCTAATATTTGATTAGGTTTTTTACTAGGCAAAATTATTGTTCTAACAATAACTCTATCTTTTGTATATGTAGTATCCATATCATCTATATTTATTGTAGCATCTTCTGCATTAGTATTTACATTCTGTATGTAATCATTTTGCTCATTTATAGTTACAGATATAAAATCTGCATTAGAATCTACTGCTCTTACAGATGTTATTCTAAATTCTCCTACATAATCAAATAAATCTGCTAATATTCCTGTACCTAGTGGATAAAATATAACCCTGTTATTTTTAGCAGTTACTACAAATGAATCAGTTGTTTTATCTGTTATTTCTATTGCACCTGTAAAGTTTATTTGTATTGCTCTAATATCACCTTGCACACTACAATTACCATCACCATAATATAAATTAGCCATGTAAAATTCTCCTACTCAATTCAATTACATCATGCTTTGTTATTTCATCAGTTTTATTTATATCAGCATATTTAGGTTTATTAATTGTCTTGCCTTGCACTACATGGTCTGATAATGCTACTAAATCCCTTAAATCTATAACACCATCACCATTTACATCACCTAAATTATTTGATGGCTTATATTCAAATCTAACAAATATTTCTTGTGCTATAGAATTATTAACAATTACTTGAAATATTATATCAAATGTTTGATCTTGACCTGAATCTTGTATTTTAAATAATTCTGTTTCAAAATTAACAAATTCTAATATTTGCTGGGTAGCATCTACATCTAATTCTAAAGGTATATCAATTTTATTTAATAATATATCTACACCTTCATTATAGGTTTTTACTTTTAAACTAGCATTGTTATAATATATTTTTTCATCATCTTTATCTGTTTCAATACCTAAATTAAATGTAATATTTTCTACTGATAAAACACCATCTACTATTGATGGAATTATTAAGGTGCTATCTATAATAATACCATTCTTTCTAATTACACCTATTCTTTGACCATTAGTATAACTTAAAGTGCCTAAATAATACTTATCTTCTACTTTTGCAGGTTTTATATTTGCTGAATTTATTATCATATTAAATTACCCATATCATCAGTTTTATCAATAAATAAATCTGTAGTGATTTCTGTACCTGCAAAACAAATTATGTTATATACCA